CAAACCAAAATGTTTTGCTGAAGGTTTAGAGAATGATTTTATAATGTATGTGAAACCAGATGAACTGCCAGATGAATTGTTCAAATGGCTAGCACAGCACAATTTGAAAATTTCTAATGTGATCGAAGGATTTTACACCAAACCAAAAGGCGGAGCAATTCCCATACACAATGACACTGTGATTCCACCTGGACAGCGAGATGCCTGTAAATTGAATTTTACTTGGGGTCCAGACACCAGCACAACCAGATGGTACAAATTAAAAACAGGTTGCGAATATATTGAAGTTAATCACGATGCTACTGAAGTGAATAAAAGTTTTCAACAGGCAGGTATTGAACCAGATATTGATTGTTACAAGTGTTACAGTGCAGACGAAAAAGATATTGAATTGGTGCACCAAGCAGTGATAAACAAACCAAGCATATTGAATGTTGGTCAGTTACACAACACTCACAATCCAGATCCAACACAGGATAGATGGACACTGTCTTTGACGCTGTTAAAATTGCCAGGAGATCATCTCAGTTTCGAAGAAGCCATAGTTAAATTTAAAGACAGTATAGAACATGAATAAAATTTTTACTTTACGTTGTCCCAAAGAAAGCAACAAACAATATTTTAGTTTGGAAAAACATCAATACAAAAATAATATTACTGTGATGATTAATGACGCAGTTGTGTTTGAAAACATTAACGATGCTGAAGAAAATTTACCCATAGTGATGAATGAACAAATATTATTCGATTCCAACAGTGTCAACACAGTGGATCTCATCTATGATATTTCTTTTGGTGATATCAAAGAAAAAACAGAAGTTGGATTCGTGTTTGATAGCAATAGTTCAATATGTACAACTCATTTCAACAGAAAAAATTTTGTAGAAGGCAGTGAAAAATTGACTGATGAATACAAGATTACTTTAAAAATCAATGACCAAACACACACAATTGATAAAAGTTTTCATCAAGGTGACACAAAAAATATTTCGCTACAAACATTTGTTGATATGGATCTACCCATCACAGTCAGTTTGGAATCCAAAAAACAGTTTAAAAACTCTGATGACATCACATACGATCAATTGGAGTTTGATATACAATAACTAATTTTATGAAATCAATCAAAGGACTCATACCAGGTGTACAAAGATTGACCAATGTGGCCAAACCACATTGGCAGTATGGCATCATCAACAATGACAAGAAAATTATTGATCCATTGTTACACTATGGTTGTTTCACATTGGGATTTGACAGACATGACATTTTGGATCATGTGTATGACAATATTCGAGTCAAACCAGAAATAGCAGAAAGCATTGTGAAAAACGAAGACTTGTATCTCAACGAACCCAGTTATCAGTTGAGCGACACACTGTTTCATATGACCGGTTACAAAAGTATATTTGCTCTTAGTGGTTCAGATGCCAACGAAGGTGCTGTGAAACTTGCCAGTGCTTATCAAAAAATTATAGGACAAACTCAACGCACCAAAATTGTGTGCTTTAAAAACAGTTATCACGGATCCACATTTTTGAACTACAACATGGGAGACAGTCTGTTCACAGATCCTTTCTACACCATGAAACCATATGATCAAGTGATTCGATTGAGCAGAGATTTTGATATCACTCAAACGGATTGGAATCAAGTGATGTGCGTGATGTTGGAGACCTGTTCTTATGGACAACAGTTGCGACCCAACACAGAAGATTTTTGGAACAAGATAAAACAGTTGCAGGAGCAGGGAGTGGTGGTGATTGTGGACGATATTTTTATTGGCGGAGGCAAAACAGGTTCGTTTGTGGGTTGGCGCAACACTCCGATTCAACCCGACATATTCACCATGGGCAAAGCCATCACAGGAGGATTTTTCCCTCTCAGTGTGACCATGTACAACAAAAAAATTGATCAAGCATTGCCAGATGATTTTGATTGGGAACACGGATTCACGTACAATTACAGTTTGCCCGGTGTGTTGAGTTGTCTTAAATACATTGACATACTGCATCAAGAACAATTGATGTCGCAACATCACAACATTGTGACCTCAGCAAAAACAATATTTGAACAGGCAGGATACCACATAGTGGGACAGTTTGGCACACTGTTTGATGTACAGAGAGGTGATGATCACAAATTCTTTATCATACCCATCAATGCCACAGAAGAATATTTTGCTGTGTTGAAAGGACAAGTACAATGATCATAAAAGATAATTTTTTAACAGCAGAACAGTTGATCCTGGTGAATCAGATGATAGAGAAAGACATTGCTGAACACAATGGACGTTTTGAAAGATACGATGATGAAATGGATCATCACGAAACAGATGATTGTAATCTGTTCTATCTCAACAAGGAAATCAAAGATTTCTTTTTTGGCTTGCTGGTGGAACGAGGCTACTTCACAGAAGAACTGCTCACAGGACACGATCAAACACTGCGATATCATGAAATGAAATATCCTTATGTGAGCACTTGGCACAAAGATAGATTCCTTGATTGGGAAAAAGACGAAATAGATTTTATAGGTGTAACATTTTTCTTGAACGAAACATGGGACTTCAAGGATGGTGGTCTGTTCTTGTTCCGCAAAGACGGTGCTGACAGAGGTGAATATGTGGAACCCATCTGCAATAGAATCGTAATCAACAATGAAGATCTCTATCATGCTGTGACCAAAATTGTGACACCAGATGTTAAGAGACGCAGTCTACAAGCATTCATGCATGTGAAATATTTGAAACAATGATATACACAGAATACGATCCGTTGGAGTCAGTGATAGTGGGAGACACTTATGATCCTGATCAAGTGAGTCAACTGTTGAATCACCCCAATCCCTCAAAGTTCAATCGTATCCTGGAAGAGACCAAACGGGATTTGGATCGTTTGGCACAGTTTTTAAAGCAGGGCAACATAGAAGTGATGCGACCAGATGTGTATCAATACTATGATCCTGTCACAATGCCAGAGTTTGATGTGCAGTTTCCCATTGCTCCCATAGTGCCCAGAGACGCACTGTTGGTGATGGGCCGCACAATCATACAGACATACACCAGTTACACAGACAGATACTTTGATGCCATCAGTTACTACAAAATATTTGAATCCATGTTTCAGCAAGGATACCGTTGGGTCAGTCAACCAGCACCCATGTTGATGAATTTAAACACCGAGGATGATTGGTTTGTGAATGATCAAACCTACAAGCAAAAATTAAAGGACAGAGTGTTGTGGCACACAGCCACCATGTTCCGAGCAGGAGATTCCATCATTGTGAATCATGAAGGTCCTGGTTCAGCCTCAGGTTTGGAATGGTGCAGAAGAGAGTTGCCGGAGTATCGATTTGTCCATAACACTGCCTCACGTTGCAAAGGCTTTGGTCACATTGATCATGGCTTCATCATGATAGACGATGACACAGTGATACACGCAGGCATGGAATGGGTTCCAGAATGCTTACACAACAAACAATTGATAGATGTGAGTGACTGTTTGCCTGAATTAAAAATGGATAGATATGTACAGGATTACGCAGAAGCCAAAAATCGAATGGACATTGACTGGGTAAACAAATACTTGGACAACTGGAGAGGCTACAATCAAGAAGTGTGCTTTGATCTCAATGTGTTGATCATAGACAGACACAACATTGTGTTTGCTAGACACATACCCAAACTGTTTGCCAAACTGAAGTCCTTGCACATAGACTGCCACGTTGTGCCACAAAGACACTATTTGTTTTGGGATGGTGGAATACATTGTAGCACACTAGACGTCAAACGCAAAGGCGCCAAAAGAAAAATCATCGATTAAAATTGCTTACCGATTTCGCTGTGCTTACCGCTTCGCGGATCTAAATTTCTGCGTTACCGCTTCGCGGAATTTTTGCTGTCCGCCAGCCATTGCTGGAACAGATGATTAGATTTTGATAATATTGATCCCGTAGTATTTGCTTATTGTGTCCCAGGCAACACCTGCAATTAATTCTCCAGAATTGAATTGTAAATTAGTCAAACAGTTGAATAGATACTGTCTGTTATCTGGATAATAAAGATTATTAATTTTTGAAATTGACTCCACACTGTAATCTTTTAAACACCCAGGAACCAGCGATATTATTGGACATCCTTCTCTCAATGCTTCAGTCATTGCCATAGTGTGTAAACTTACTACACAATATATATTTTCTAATGAATCACAGAATCCTCTTGAACCTCTTGCTTTCTTAGGCAGTTTCTTTCTCACTTTGATTGGTCTGTTTGTGTATTTTTTAATTTCTTCTGTTGTGGATTCTATCCACTGATCCACAGTCTGTTGTATACCATAAACATCTAACCCATTTTGACTTGGTGCCACAATATATACTTGATCACCGGTTTGCCAAGGTTTAATCTTCATATTAAATTTTACAAAACGTTCGTTGGTCCATTCACCTTTGATATCTGTTATTTGATTCTCATTGAATGCTACTCTCCAGTAAACCGGCTTCCACCAATTGCAGTAACCTTTTTCGACATTGACATAGTCAATATTTTTTTCTTTGAATATTTCGTGATATTTTTGAAATCCGTCGTGACCACCAACTCCGCCTAGCACTACCAAGTCACCTTGTTCGATTGATTCTACATCCGAAAAAATATTCAATCCTGATCTAGCACTGATTGTGTTTGCCAACTGATGACAAGTACGTCTACTAGTTCCTAAATCTAAACCCTTTGGAATTACTATTCTTTTGTATTGTTTATTCATCATCAAGGTTCTTTAAAAAGTCCCTCAATTTGGTTTGATCAGTGTTGCCTGTGTCAATACGACCAACAGTATCTCCTTTGGTTGGATCAGGAACCTTCAGTTCTTTTGGTTCTTCAGCATTGTTTTCAGTTACTGTGGAAGTTTTCTTCAATGAATTATATATTGAACTATTGCTATTGCCAAATTTTTGTTGTGCTTCATCTTCTGCTAGGTCTCTTATTCTCAAACTGTCCACATCAAATTCCAAATCAATCTTTTGACCAACTCCGCTGGATGATCTTGTTTTCATAAGTTGTATTTGATATCTGCCACGTTCTCTCATTGCTCTTGATGTGAATATACCAAACACATTGTCAGCAGTTTGTATTTTACTTAAACCACCAGATATGTGCGAATGATCAAATTCTATTTCTTCTACAGCACCTCTGTTCAACTGTGATGCTGTAACAAAGATCACATTCAATTCCATTGATAAGTTTCTTAATTCTTCTGAAACAAATTTGTCTTTCACAAACAAGTCACTTGGAGAAACTTTTCTACTGATTGGCATCATGAGATCCAGATAGTCTACCAGTATCACATCCAGTTTTGTGCCTGTTTTGATTTCATATTCTTTGATGTAACTTCTCAAGTCGTTGGTATTCTTACCACTTGCCATATATTTGATTTGAAACTTACCGGACTTCTTGCCTAACAGTTTCACTTTCATTTCTACACCATCTAAATCTTTAAAAATTTCTCTTGTAGGAATATCTGTCAGCATGGAATCTAATCTCATCGATACCAGTGCTTCACTCAATTCAAATGATACATACGCCACATTCAATCCATTCAGTACCCAATTACATCCTAAGTTGGCAAGAAATAAACTTTTACCAGCACCCGAGCCACCAGCAAATATATTCAATTCACCTTTGTTGAATCCACCAAACAGTTTCTTATCCAGTGTGGTCCATCCTGTGCTGACTTGACCATTTTGGTTTTTCAGTCCCATCAGTCTTGCTTTGGGGTCATCAAAATAATCTGTTCCTATGTCTTTGTGTAATCCAATTTGTACTGCCTTTTTGACCAAGTCTTCAACCGGACCGTATTCACCTTTTTCCAACATATCAGCAGATTTTAATATTGCTCTTTCTAAACTCTTGTGTCGCACAAAAGTTTCGAAGTCATCCAACAACCAAGTAAAGTGTTCTTCTGTTAAATTTTCTGTTGGTTTTAAATCAACATCACAAGATTTATTCACAATATCATATGTTGGCAAAGCATTGTACTGTGCCACATATTTGTTCACAAAGTCTGCTGTGTTTTGAAGTTTTCTATCGAAAAGAGTGTAATCGAATATGGATTGGCAACGCACAAAAGTTTCTGCGTCACTCATCATCATTTCGAGATACAGTTTTTGTATCTCATATCCATAGTCCTTGTTTTGTTTAGCCATTGTTGTTATTATACCACATTTTGTCTGAATTGTCAATGTGCTTGTTGTATTTGGCACACACAGCACCCACACAAGATCCAGGATCTCCAGGATTTTTAGGAACCCATATGTCATCCCAAACAGATTGTAATTTTGTTCTAGCAGTTCGATTCAAAGCACACCCTCCTACCAAAACAATGTTGTTGGTTTTGATATTCATCTGTATCCATGAACTGGCACACATCAACACCTGTTCAAATATGTGTTGTGTGGTCGCCGCTAAATCTGCCATGTCTTCTTCAGTATTCAATTCTGGTCTCCACCAATTACAACCTCTGTGTAGATTAACTCGTGTCTTGAAAGGCATCCTGGTTTTGATAATTTCTTCCATCATCAATCTGTAATGCTTTCTCCATTTGCCTTTTTGTGACAGTTGTTCCAATTTGTATTCTTCTGCGTTTGCTTTGAATCCACAACGCTGTGTCATTGCTGAATAAAACAGTCCAATGCTGTGAGGATAACGTTGAGAATATTTCTTTTCTAATGTTTCTCCGTGACCGTGCCAAATAGTAAAAGTTTCAAATTCACCTATAGAATCTAGCACAACAACTGCGGCATCTCTGTATGGAGATGTGTAGTATCCATAAGCGGCATGACTGTGATGATGATCCATATATTCAACGGGCACGTGTATACCTTGACGTTGTAAAAATTTTTTCACATCATTTTCTTTAAATTTTAAACCTTGTCCTGCCAACAACTGACGTATAGTTTTTTTGAAAGGTTTTTCGTACCATATTACTTTGGCTGGGTGAGCCCATCTGGCATTGGATCTAACATGAGCCAACATTTCTGGACAAAGATTTGGATCTCCAGGTATGCCACTAAAGTCTTTACTCATACCTGCCCAAAGTAGTTTTAAATGAAGACGATCAGTCAAACCTTTCACACCATAATGCATCACAGCCAAACTAGCATCGTGATTATTTCCAGTTATGCCCCAAACTATCATTTTATTTGTATATGAACGGATCTCTTTTTTGTAATTCTCTTATCTTCTTTTTGTACTTGATATGATTTACAAGTTTAGTGATAGGAGAAAACAAAAATGATATCGCTTTTTTTAAGTAAACCATTTTTTCATCCTCAGTTTTATTTTAAGTTGTGAATCCTCTGCATTCTTGATTATTGTGTACAATGTGTGCAGTCTACCATATTTACATACAGCATCGTTGACATCTTTTATGTCTTGATTCCAATCAGGCATACTCACGCTCCAGCCTGCTTCTAGACTGTCCCACACTAATTTTTCACCTGCTTCATCTCTATCAGGCACCACAATCACGTGTTTGCCTAAACTGTTCACAAGTGCTGATTGTTGTTCTTTAATCTCACTGCCCAACAGTGCTATACCGTCAATAGCCACAGCATCAATAGGACCTTCCACAACCACAATGTATTTTCTATCATCATCTTGAGCATCTGTGTTGAACACATATCCTGGTTGTTGTTCTGAAAGATATTTCACTTTGCTGTCCACAACTTTTCTTGCTGTGTAGCCTACAATTCTTGATTGATATGTGAAAGGGATTATCAGTCTATCTCTAAACCCTGCTTCTGGACTCCAATAAAAATCATAGTCATCCAATGTGAGTTTTCTTTTGGCAATGTATTCCATCACAGCAAATAAATCTTTGTCTACACCTGTAGGTTCAAGTTCTTTGTATGTGGCCCACTCATGTATGGCTTTGGATTTAGCAGGTAGTTCTTTGGTTTGAAATTTTGGTAACGTGACTATGGATTTAAAACCTGTTGAATCCGATTTGTTCTGTAGTGCCTGCAGTGCCAATTTAGTGATAACATCATCTGGCATATTCAACCATCTCATAAATTTTTTCATTTTATAAGATAGATTTCTGCCTGTGCGCCAACTGGTTTTGAATCCGCAATTGAAACAATGAAAACTTACACCTTCGTCTGCGTTGGCAATCAAACCACCTCTTTGTCTTGTGTCTGGAGTTGTTCCATTATGTTCACAACAAGGAGCATTGAACGCCATCCAACCGCTGGGTGTTTGTTTTCTTTTGGCAGGAAGATAAGTTTGTAAAGTATCAAGCACAATATTCATGCTTGTTATTATAAATTAGTTTTTGTAAAAAGTCAATTAGTTTCTAACTAATATTTTGGTAACACTACCAGAAGTTAGTGTGTGTTTGAATCTCAAGTGGTTGAATACACCATTGAAGTTCACGTATTTTATTGTGTCAGAATTGATTGCTGTAAGTGTATCGATGTCGGACCAAAATGTATTGGCATTTGGTTGATTGTCCAATGTGCCTTGTACTGTGATGTCTCCCACTGCTTGATCCAAATAATATGCCACTGTGTGAAGTGCAGAATTGCCGTTTATGGTTGGTTCAGCAGAAACAATTTCAGATATAAACACTCCAGATGATGGATTGTCTTCAGTAAATGTTGTCACAGAATAAGAATCTAACGGTCCTGGAAATTCTTCTGTGCTGACATATATTGTGCCTTTATTTTCAAAGTTAGTTCCACTGTGTAGGATAGTTTTTGTGTTGTCTGAATCGTTTTGTAAAAACACTGTGTAGTGTAGGTATTGCGATTTGATGTTTAATAAATCGCTTTCTGAGATTGTGACAGTGAAATGTCCCACTTTACTAGGAGTAGAAGTTTCTATCACAGTGCCATCTCTTTCAACAATCAATCTGTTATTTTCATCATACAACTTGAATTTAGGTGTGTAAGTATTCAGTATTGACACTGGTTTCTGATCAGCATTCAACACATTGAACTGGATGGTGTTGTCGATACCTCTCGCTACATTTATATTTCTTTGATACACTGCTCTATACTCCGTTATTTCTCCTGCCAGATTCGCGGTAAGAGTTACACTGTTATTTAATAAATATTTTGGCACAAGTTGCATAATCTTTAATTTTAAATGTATTTATTGAATATAAAATGCTGTTAGACGACATAGAAAAGAACTTTCCGTTCATCACGGTCGTTGAATATGGTGGCCAAGAGTATGTTGGAGTCATCAACAACCAGGACAACTCAATCACATCCATGTATATCTATGAACAAATTCACATCAAATCTAGAGAAAATTTTATGGATTTGTGTAAAACTTGGTGGTGGGAATCTAACCGAATGATCCCAATCGGCATATTCTTACGCAAAGAATTAGAACAGTTTCGCAATGTGCTGATGATGATGAATACCAAGGATGTCAAAGTAAAAATTGGGCCAATAACCAGCCTAGGTAATCTTGCTATGAAACGTAGCAAAAGAAAATCTGTTCAATTGGTGCGTAAACCTAAATAATTACCAGCGTTTATCTTCTTTAGTGTAGGGAAAAATTGTAGTATGAGGTTCTTTATATTCTTTGGCCCATTTTATTTTGTTCCAAACTCTTTCATGAGCATAATATAAAAACATCTTAGTCAAAACTTCTACTCCCGCAATGGCACTGGCCCAAGTCCATTCTCCAGTTATCAACCAAGCAATGATAAAGGTATCAGTGGTAGCCAACACTCTCCAAGTTAATGTCTTTGCCAAACTTCTTCTAATTTTACTGGTCATTGTTTTGTAATTGTTCGCATATTAAATTCATGTGTACTACAACTGCCACTGCGTAAGATGTTGCGTGTGATTTTTTAAAATAATATCCTTCTGTAGGTTTTGTCCATACTTCTTCCGATATGGTGTTCCAATCTTTGTTTAACAAATATCTTTTACTTGGTCTGATGATTGCTAACACAGCCGCCAGTTCTTCTATGTTTTTAGGTTTAAGTTTTTGTAATATCTCGCTGTGTCCATTCAAATGAAATACCTGATCGCTGAAGTCTTTGGCTTCTAGTAATTCCCACACGGGTTCTTTGTTCATCAATTGATTCAGATGATCCTCGTCCTTTACATCTTTGTATATGCTGACGTTAAGACAATCTATCTTAAAATAATTTCTTTCTTCAGCAGTTTCATAATCTATTGTTGCCATGTTTGTGTCTGGGTCGTGTGGAATTTCTGTGAAATAAACTCCTGTATTGTGTTTCTTTCCTGTGTCCAGTTTGGCAATTCTGTGTTTCAATTTGTCCAGCAACACATTTCTATCAGCAAAGTCTATGTCAACATCAAACATTTCTTAATTGTCCTAGTTTTTTTACTCGTTTGGTATGTCTGCCTTTAGCAAATTTTATTGTTAAAAAATCTTCAATCATATATCGAGCAGTTTCAAAATCTGTTGTGTCTGCTCCTATACATAATACATTCATATCGTTGTGTTGTCTAGCCCTTTCCACGTCAAATCTATCTGTACAAACAACTGCCCGCACTTTTGGAAATCTGTTTGCCTGAATTGCCATGCCAAAACCACTTCCACATATCAAAATGCCCCGGTCAAACACATCCATTCTTTCAGCCAAGGCAACTGCTGTGTCATTGTAATCTGATCGTATTTTCTTGTGAATGCCTATGTCTTGAAACGTAGTAATATTGAATAAGTGTGTTTCGTCTTCGTCTATTGGACACAGCCAATCGCTCAATTGATTTTTTAACTCAAGACCTCTGTGATCTGATCCTATTATTAAGTCTATCATAAAGTAAGTTTGCTATGTCCTCCACCAACTTCTCCTTGGACCCATACATTGAATGATAATGTATACCTAACATCTGTTGGACTTGCATTTATTTCTACACTGTGATTTAAAAAACTTGGAAACAACATCAAATCCCATTTCTTAGGACACACAGCCATTCTAGTTTGATGATACAAATAACTTCTTTTGTTGATGTAATCAAATTGTTCTTTATGATCTAATCTTACAGTATCAGTAAAAATGTTTGTATGGTTTTTATCTTTATGAAAGACAATGTTGGATGTATCCTTACAATCTGTTAAAAACAGCACACCTGAAATTAAACTGTTGCTGTGATAATGTTCTTGTATGTATTGATTTTGTTCATATTTGTTACACCAACTTGTTGTTAAAACAAATTTATGTTTTTCATGAACATCCAAATAACCGTGCATGAATTCGCTCACTTGATTCATAATTTCTGTTTTTAGTGGCAATAAAATATCTCTATCTAAAACATAATCATCTTTAGAAATATAAGATACTTTGTGTGAACGCAGTTCATAATCTAATTTTTCTTTGATAAACTTTTCACTTTCTTCAAAAGGTTGAATTTGTGTTTGACATAACGGTATTCCAAACAATGGAACGACATTGTTTTCTTTTATCATAGTTTTGCCTCTCTGGTTACTTCTTTGACCATTTCNACATCTGCTGGCAGTCTTTTAAAACGCAGTGCCCAATGACTGGGATCCATGATAGGATACACAATNTGTAANTGTTCATCGTTGAANCTTTTCATCATNGCTTTGCCTGTTTTACAGTTTAATATCAACCAAGGAGATACTTTACCATCCTTAATGTCCATCACCACTCTGTTAAGACTGGCATATTTGAAATAATCATTCCATGGAGCATTTTTCTCATCTGCCCAGTCCATCATGGTTTTGATTGAACGTTCCATTGCGGTTTCTACACGTTCTCTCAATATCAAATCTACAGCATATTTTTGATACAGTTCTTCTCTACACCAGTGGTCTAATTTAACACCCGATGTGACCACATAGTCAATGTATTTGTTTGGATACAATGGTTTCACATTGCTGAGGAAACTGCCAAACTTTACGAATGCTGTGTAGTATGGCGACTTACAAAATTCTTCATAAGTTTTCGTTTTCGTTGCCTTCTGACACAGTTCATAAAATCTTACAAATGTTTGGAAACCCAATTGAACTCTGCGTTCATCTTTTTGTAAATATCTTCTTTTTTGTTCACACATATGAACTGACAGTGTTTTTTCTTTGGCAAATTTAGCATTACAATACTTGCACGGATATAATTTCTCTATCATAATAACTTTTTAATTTGTTCTTTGCTCATTCCCATGTCTTCTGCCAACTGTTTCAATTCTTTGGTGGTGTTAATTGACGCCAGTAATTTTAATTCATCATGTTTCTTTGTGGGATAAAGTTTTTCTAAAAATTTCAGTGCTTTGGCTGTGCCGGTACTTTCTTTTGATTTGTATCCAATCCATTCATGATATCTAATGTTCTTATTTTCATTAGCAGTCATACACAGCAAATACCATAACAGTTTTTTGTGTTTGCTCAATGTAAAAAAGTGTTTGTTGTAATATTGATTTGTTTTAAATATTTGTAGTTGTTTGTCTTCTGTTTTTCCTTTGATAGCACTCACATATCTATTCAGCAGATAAAAAGAAACTTGTTTGCGTTCATCATCTGACAGTTCATCCCACACGTTTTTTGCGTTCATGTCAATAGCCGCCAGTATGTCTTTCAAAGGTAGTTTATTAGTTTTGGTTACCATCTGCTTTCTTTTATTAGATTATACATTAATTTTAACTTCTTTAATTGAATTTGTAAAGACTTGTTTCCTTCATTCGCGTAATCAACCACTTCACTGATTTCCAATTCACTCAAGTACCAATCAGGATATTTTGGTTCTTCTATCAAAATTCGCTCACCTTTGCCGCCAATGGCTTGGGCATACACTGTCTTACCACCGTCTGGTGATGTGTATATCATTTCCGGTTCTTTCTTTTTTCTTGGCATTATAGCAATGTGGTGTATTCAATACTCTCACACTGTCTTGATATATCCTTAACAAAAAACGCACAGTTTGGATTTTCTTTATCTTCTAACGGTGTGGATATCAATTGATTATTTTTGATTTTAGGAAAATACCATTTTATATCATTGTAAAAATTAACCACGTTGACTTCGAAAAAATCTGCTTTGAATCCTTTCAACGGATTGAATATGAATGCTGAAAACCCTCTATCTGCTATGCTGGTTAATGGCACCACGTCCACAGTGTTTGAGTCTTCTTTATCACCCACCGCGATGCTCCAATCCAGAGGCATTGTGATCTGTCTTCCACCTATGTCCAACACAATGGCTGGCGCATTGAATGATTCAATGTATATCAATGGCAAGAAAAAGAAATCTGGTTCTTTAGGGTTACTGTTGTCTAGCACGGAAAATGCCATATCATCTGATACAGTTTGTGGCATCTTGTCCAAGTCGTATGGTGTATTGTCTATTGTTAATATTTTCATTTAATTTCCTTCCTGATAAGAATAAGTTGATTGGTTTGTATCATAATAAAAATAATGTGTGCCTGTTTTAGGTGCTTGAAATTTTGTTTCAATAGGGAGATAAATGCCTGATGTGAAAGATGTTCCTTCTTTTGATTCAACTCCGTGTATGTGCCAAGGATTGTCCACGGCAAGCAATGGAATATTAGTAGCGTAAGTAACCATTTTAATACAAGCATCGTGAAATTCATCATGCACTTTTTTTACATAAGGTCCTTGATCCTTTTGAGTATTACTGGCATGTAAAATGATATCTATACCTTGTTTTTTTAATGTTCTTGCCAAATTTTCTCCACCCCAATAGTAATTGCCCACTAAATCATTACAAATCAAAGCACCTACATTAATAGTTTCTTTGTTTGTGACCAATTTAATAGTCGGCAGAGTATTCTGTTTTTCACAATCTTGATCAAATGATACTAATCGTGTTTTACAAGTTGAACCTATATATTCTCCTTTAGTGTTATAAAATCTCAATTGATTAGTTTTCTTTCCAAAGAATGCACCGTTTGGCTTATCTTTTTCATCCATCCAAAGTGTACCAATGATCAATCCAAGATTGTTGGCAGACGACAATTCTACTAACTTTTTCATTGCTTGTTCCGTTTCGTTACAAGTATTGATATTAAAACTTGGAGTATCGTATCCACTTAATGATGCTTCTGGTGTGAACAAGTAATCTACATTATTATCTATTGCCCAATCACATGCTTTTTTAATTTCTTCATAATTTGCGTTGACATTATTTGTTACTGGTATTTGTGCGCCTGCTATTCTCATTTTGTCCAATCTACTTTCTCTATCGTAAAAGGATAGTTTGCTTCTTTGTAAAATTTTTTTCTGTGAGTCAAATGTCTTTTAGCAAATTTGCAACTAGATGTCAAATCCCATATCTGCACAAAGTCTTTGTCCTTGGCTTTACGTATGCCTCGACCAATTGATTGTATCACACGCACAAACGACTTGCCTGGTTCTATCAATACTAAATTAAATATTCTCGGTATGTTTATGCCAACTGATGCTACTCCATAGGTTGCTATTATGACTTTGTTATCAGAGTCACTAATTTCATCATATTGTTCTTTTCTATCTGCTAATTTAGTTTCACCTTGAATAAAAACACTATCATCAATTATTTCTAATAATCGCTTGCCTGCTGTAAGCCTATCTATTAAAACAAGTGTGTTGCCTTTTTCTTTAATTTTGTTAATCAATTTACCAAGATATTCTATTCGTTTATCGTTGGTTACAAGATATTTTAATTCTTCTTGATAGTTTGTGTAAACTTCGGTATCAATTAATTGTACAACATTAACGTGACATTGTGATAATACGCCTTTGTCCTGTAATTCTTTTGCTGAAATTTGATTCACAACAGGACCGATACTGGCTAATATGCTCTGAAATTCAAATTGTTCTTTTGGAATGGTTCCTGTTAGGCCCCATCTTACTGGAGCATTTCTAAGATGCTGTGTTAGTAATTTTTTCAATACTTCTGCTTTTGCTTGGTGTACTTCGTCAATGATAACAGTTTTAACACCATCTAAAAAATCTGTCAATGTAAAAACAGATTCACCAGACTTTGCTTTTTTGTCTAATACGTTTAAACTTTGCCAAGTACAAATCGTATGAGTACGATTTAATTCTTTTCTATCTCCAAAGTAAACACCAACGTCTAAGCCTACGTTGATGTAGTCTTCTTCTGTTTGAGTTACCAGCCCTTTGTTAGGAACAATAACCAATGTACGCCCAAACTTTTCACATATACTACTCAGCGCCGCAGTGATAATAGTTTTACCAGCACCTGTGGCAACTTCTTGTAAACTTTGTGGTTCTTTGATAAAGTTATTAATAACATCAACCTGATAATCACGCAGTTCGATTGGTTGACCTTCACATAAATGTCCTTTGGGCCAAGACTTGCTACTAAAGTAATTTTTATCAATTTTAGCAAATGTTAAATCGAACTTCTCTCTTTTGTCATCAATTTCTTCTATTTCAACTCCAGATTCGTGAAGATATTCTATAATTTTATCCAAATGATTTACATATCCATTGCCACCCAAACCAAAGAAACCAACCTTACCATCCCAACGACCTAATTTGTATTGTGGAAGATATCTAGCATAAGGCACTGAAAATTTGAATTTGTTAGCAATCTTTCTACGTACATCCACAGGTAATCCTTCAATTTTTACATTGACCTCATCTGTGATTACAATTTTACATCTCATAATGAATCTGCTCCAAAATGTATTTGATTCCAATAACTGTCTTGTCCATTAATCTGTAGTTGTAGATCGATAGTACCAACATATCTATCAACCTTTGTGTAACTTCTTGTGTTGTCGCAGATTAGTACTGCTTCAGGTTCCCACTCAGATGTTAACAAAGGCTTTGGAATCTTCTTATTAGTAATATACACTAGTTTTGTTTTTTTAGCAAGTGAATTATTTAATTGGTTGTCCTTAATGTAATCATTAAATTCTTTACCAAAAAGAGTTGAGTTTTTACATCTTGCCAAAACAGATATTTCTTTGCTATCAATTATATTTTTGAATAATTTATGTGTTTGGTGCAGTTGATTTAGGGTGTCTTCTTCTTTGGTACCTGGTAGTATTACCAATAAAGGTATTCTTCTTAATTCTAATATTGTTTCTGTTATTTGTGGTAATGTCCATTTGGTTAAATCTAGATTTATTCTTGAATATTGTCTTTCCAATATCTTTTGCGTTAGAGCAGAAAGATTTTTTTTTGAAGTTGACAATTCTTTAGTGTCAAAAAAATGCAGACCCATTTTGTCTTTTCTATCATAATACAAAAATAAATTTTCTTTCGCAGGTTCACCAAAATATTCTGTATAAAACTGGCTAATAGTTGTTGAACTGTGCTGAATCTGATAGTTGTATATTCCCGGGATATACTGTTCAGGAGTTTTAGAAATTTTTTCGCATTCACTGTATACATCTAATAAAATAGGATCTATATCTTTAATTTTGTTTTTGAATTTAGTTATTAGTTTATGTGTGAGTTTTTCTGTGTAAGGAAGAATGTATTTGTCTTTTAATCTTTGTGAATAATATCTACTGTTATCACCACTTAATAGTTTTCTTACTTCGTTTAAAATCTTTGTATAGGTCATATTAAAAGGAAATCTTATCACAATAACTTTATTAGGAACATATCCTGCCCAGTAAGGTTCAACATATTTAGAACCTTCTTCCAATCTGATATACTCGCTTCTGTCCAAATATCTAATAGGTTGTCTTAGATTGTTTACACTGTTCTCCAAATCAATTCCTCGCATTTTAAATTGCGATTTATATCTAGTAATCAATATTTTTTTGACAGCATCTAATTGTCTATCTGTGAGTGCTGAACCTTTAAAAACTTTTTTGGCAATATCAAAAATAATCTGTTTGTCTCTATCTAATACAATGAAAGCCGGATTAATCGCATGAGTCGATAACCCTGCCATTAATTCTAGACACTCTTCTATTGTGATTGAACGCATTCCATTATTATAATGGATTTTGGTTAAAAAGTCAATCTAGAAAAAGGTATTCCTTCTGAAATTTCTTCAACAGTCCATTCTGTATGAGCATAGTCATTGAGCCATTGCGTTCTATCTGGCATATTTGGCGTTTCAATTGTGCTAAAATCATGATTGGCGACATCATATGCTAGGCTTTGTTCTCCAACAAATGCTGGTATACCGTTCATAACAGCGTGTATACCTGGGTTACTGCTCCAACTTATCACTGCCCACGAATTATTAAAATTTAAATCGAAATCATCATATGTGTTTTCAATTTGTTTGGGAGTTTCATAGAATACGTTATCTAATCTTAATTGTGCAGGTAATAAACATCTAGGGTGTGAACGAACAATTATTTTCCTATTGGTGTACTGTCTGATCTTTTGAACAGTTTCTAAAACATAGTTTTCTAGTGTGGGCATATTTTTCCACTGTTCACTTTTGTCGTGTTGCAAACATATTAAGATATGATCTCCATGTGTTCTCCAAGGTTTTACAGTCAAGCCTAATTGTGATGCTCTTGTGCCATCATTTTGTTTAGGCCCAAAGTTTGCTGATCTGTTAATACCATTCAATGCCACTTTCCATGTGTGATTTCTTTTAATTCCGCCTACTTCAATCACTAATACGTTCTTATTCTGTTGACGAAAGTTATTCCATACAATATTGTTTTTTATCATTCTTCCGTGCCATAACAACGACCATATCACAGGTATATCGGTGTGTAAATTATTTTCATCAACAGTGTGTCCAAGGTTCATTAATCCTGAACGCACAGCCTCCCACACAGGCGGACTGTTTAATGGACCATTGTTTGTGAATAAACTAAACTGCATTCCAATATGTTTCTTGACGTTTGTTTAATAAATCTTTCTTTTGACTCTTGCCTTGTTTTTTTCTTGCGCCTTTCATATGATCAAAATATTTTCCTAAAACAGAATTGATTAAAGGATGTCCACCACCACCTGTTTTTGCTGTTTTGTTGTAAATGTCTGATGAATAATCCAAAAAGTTTTTGTCTATGGGTGTGAGTTGATTTAGTATCTTGCCAAACACAAAACTGTCGTGCCATTCATCTAATTTAAATATTCCATTGTCTGCGTCTTCGTACATACGTTCAAATTCTTTTAAAAATTTTTTACAAGTTTCGTTGGTAGCGTTCAAACCGTAAAATCCACATTCAGGCCAAGTTTGCGAACCTTTACCTCTGCCGACAAAAGTTATCCATTTGTCGTTGGGCAACAATGTTTGAAATTGTTCAAATGATATTGGAGAATGCACATAGGTATCAGCATCTATCCACACAGTCCAAGGCGTTGTTGATCGTTCAACAGCGTCGAATACTGCATACACTTTGTTGGCAAATCTCACAGCGTCCCACTTAAATTCTTTGTGATAATCTCTTGGACGTTTTTCTGGAAAAGGACATTTACCATTTGCTTTGGGTACATTGCTCCAACGTGCTTTGAATTTATTGAGTTTGTCTAACTGTTTGGCATCTATGATTGTGATTTGTTCTTGATCTGGGTTCACTGGCTCACAATTTTCAGCATACACCAACAGTTTGATTTTTTTATCAACATTACGAGCAAAACTATCTATGAATCGTTGTCCATATAATTCTAATCCTGGTTTATGAAATGTAGTTAGTGCTGTGATCATTTTACGTAATTCCTTAAATGTTGCCAAGCCAATCCCGACTTTACTTCGTCTAGTGTCCAATGTGTTTGTGCTATCTTTCTTATCCAAAGTTCTCTATCAAATTCTTTAGGTGCTTCGATATCTTCCCATTTTTCTAGATTAACTCCTTTAATTTGTGCTCTATCGGGATCAGTCACTAATGTGGGGATACCTTCTATTACAGAAGCCACTGTGGGACTGGAATTGTGGCCAACCACTGCTTGAGCATGAACAAATTCATCTTTTAGGTTTTTTGCTCCACTGATCACAATGTTTTGATATTGACTCTGACCAGAATTTATCCATTGTCTTACTAATGATTTCCATTGTGTAGACATTTTATCTCCAGGATGAAATCTTATACGTATTTCTCTTTTTGTAAATTTTCTTATTTGTTGTATAACGTGTTGTAGCCAAACATTTACTTTTAATCCATCCATGCTCCAGCCACCATCTCTTTGACAACACACTAAGATATATCTTCCACCACCTAATCTCCAAGGTTTTAAATCTATGTTTAAATCTTTTTTAATCACTTCCCAACGTAATGGGTCTGGATTATCCCAACAGTATTCTGCTGTGTTTGGAAATATACCATCAAAACCGTAACGCAAGTAATTTTTAGATTGTGTAGGATCAGCGTACAAAAATAGACTGCTGTCCACAATCATTGTGCGTTTGTTTCTTTTTTGTTGAGTTTCGTACACAGTTTTACGCAACATCAGGTGTCTATGTTTCTGTGGTTGTTGATGAACAAATCCTTGTAATACAGCAACATCTGTAGGAATCAATGTCCATGAATTCGACACAATGCCTTTGTCTCCACATCTATTGACTCCTTCAATAAAATTTTTTATGATTAAAGGCTTCTGTGGCTTTTTATTTCCTGGTGGAATAACTTTCATGTATCCTACAACACTTATCATAATAATCCGTATTTCTCCATAATTTTAACTGCTTGTCCTGATCCCAGTTCTTTTATATGATATTGGCAGTATGCTAACCAATGTTGCCATTTTTCAACTTGTTCTTTGGCAGGATAATAAGGCGATTCTATCTTACTTAAATCTTGTGATGTTACTGAATCAGCCGCAGTTTTCTGCATGGTGAAAGCAGGTACACCTACACATACACTTTCTATAGCCGCAATAGATTGATATGTAACAGTAGCATAAATTTTTTCTTTAATCAAATACCAAGGCACACTGCCAGTACCAACTCTTTCATGTCTAGCACCTTTATCTCTTATAATAATTTCTCTATCAGTATATCTTTTCAGAGTTTCTATTGTGTCTTTAACCCAACGATCTCTATCTATTTGATAATATTTACATGGTTTTTCGCTAGGAGTGACCAACAATATTTTTCCTTTATGATTCTTTCTCCATTCAACAAATTCTAATTCTGGACTTTTCGCTTTTATTTTAAGCCAACGATCTTCTGGCACATTGAAGATGTTTGAGTGTTGAACATCATTTTTTACTACTCTGTGCCACAATTTCTTTTTAATCAGGTTACCTACATATCCTGTATCTATATAATAAAATGTTCTACCTGATTTTTTACAATCGTTGATTATTTTTCGTTTGGCTAAACTTCTAAAACTGATTGTGTTATCTATTGGCGTTTTTTGTATTGCTTCGTAAGGCAGATACAAACAGCCCAAGCCTCTAACCCAATGTTGAAGAATTTCATCTTGTTTGTCAAACACGTAGTGCATATCATTTGTTCATCATAGAAGAAAGGTATTTCTTCCAAACATCTCCGTATTCGCAGTGTCTATAGTTTTTAAACCAAGGGCCGCCCTCAGTGTAGTGCAGGGCTTTGGGCTTACCATCCTGTGGAGATTTGTACCATCCCACAAGCCAATTCCATTCATGACTGAGCGTGCCGATTTCTTCGTCTTTCAACCATGAAAATCTATGAAAATATGCTCCATCGTAATTGGGATTGTTTACTAAATCTACTGTTAATTTTTCGTTTGATTTGTGTCCGCAGTTGTACAGCACAACTGATGACCAATTTTTTCTTGGATACACAGTTTGTTTTTGTCCATCCATCTTGATGCCTGGCTTGGGTGCGTAATCGTGTTTCACACACATCACAGCATAGTTGTCGTCTGCACAGTCAAACAGTTTCTTCACATCTTGTGTAAAAATAATATCTGAATCACAGAACAGTGCCCACCCTTTGTAATTTTGCAGTGCTGGAATTAAAAATCTTGTGAAAGTAAATTCTGTAGAAGCCAATTTGTCCAACTCTCTCCAATACCATTTGTCTTTGCGTAATTGTTCTTGATTGAGAGGCTTTACTTCTGCTTCTGAAGAGTGTGTATAGATTGAGTGCTCACACACCTGGTAAGCAATATCTTCTCTTGTGTCGTACCCTACATAAACTTTCATGATTTGGTTCCCACAGTGCGTCTTTCAATATCATCGTGATTGAATTCGGCCCAATACAATTCAAATGCCACTCCATCCTCAACGCCTTCAAATTGATGAAACTTGCCTGGCTTCACAGTGGTGTAATCTCCTGCGTTTAAGACCGTTTCATCCACCAAACCTTGTTGATCGGCATCTTGCCATACACGCACAATCATTCGGCCTGACTCTACAAAAAATCCGTTCCATTTGAATTTGTGTTTGTGCTCTGAACATTTGTACCCTGCTTTGAATTCGATGCGATGGAATTCTAACACACCATTGGCGTGAATTAATTCTGTTTTGCCCCAAATTTTTCCTGCCTTCATTTTATGTTGTGAACAAGTCCTTGCGAGTCCAAGAATTTTTTCACACTCCATTTTGGTTGCCAACCCAATTCTTTCATCTTAGTTGGATCTGCTAGTGTGTGAGGACGTTCACCGGGCATACCTTCTTTAATTGGTAAATCGGGTGCTATGTCCACAATGCGTACACTTTCGCCAGTGCCGATATCAATCGGGCCTTTAAAATCTGATTTCATTAAACATACTACTGCCTCACAAACATCTTCCACATGCACGAAATCTCTTGTGTGTTCTGTCACGTATTCCAATGTGCCTTGTTGTAATTTGTCAAAGAACATTCCTGATCTTGCTTTGTCTGAATACACTGTGTGAAATCTCATTGCCACACAGTTAGGATGAGGAATATATTCTATCACATGTTTTGATGCCGCGTAAGGATTTCTCCATGGATCATATTGTGAACTTGAACTTGCAAACAGTACTCTTGTGTTCTGATAGTGTGCCAATATCCTTTTTGTACCTTCCACGTTATTGTCCCAATAACGTTTAGGATCCTTCATTGATTCTCTCACACCTCCTATACCTGCTAGATGTATAACTAAATCAACTTCTGGAAGATCACTTGTATTAATATCTGTGTCTGCTCTTTTGTCTATGCCTACAATTTCGTGATTGTCTTGTTCTAATCTTTTTACCAACTGAGTGCCGATAAAACCTTGATGTCCTGTAACTAATATTTTCATTGGAATCCTTTTGAAATATTTATGGGGGTATTTACAACGAAGTAGTAGATTTGATGCCTTGTGTTTTGGTAAAATAAGGTTTGTACACATACAACCAATCGCACAATTGACTACACATAATTGCATCATTGGGCCACCAACCTATTCTGTCTTGCTTGTCGATTATGTCCTTTGCCGCCCATGGCGTTATTACATAAGCAGAATGTCCTGGTAAGCCTTGTGGAATATTTTTAGGTGCTATCCATGGCACTGAATTAAAACCATCTTCAAGAGCAGAATGATATTCTTTGGATTTGAATGTGGCTCCTCTAGGATCATTGATACTGTATGCTCCAATGCCTTTGAAAGTTTTAGGTGGTACAAATTTATTTGTAAAAACAGCATCATGTTCCAATATCATTATGGATTCGTTCATTGCTTCACACATTTTCCACAGTCTAAAATGACTCTGAGCCGCGGCTATTCTCTTGTTATTATCGTAAGTTTTGTAGGGTTTTAGTAATAAATTTGTCTTAGAACAGGTGATCTTTTTACCTGTGGGCCAAGTCCAAGCAACTGGAAAAATAGTTTCAGGAGTTGTGGCATCAAACAGTGTGGCTTCTATGTCACTTTCTGTGTCTTGAATACTTTGTAAGCAACGTTCAGCATATGATAAACTCCAAACGTCTTGCATTAGAGTAATTATAAATGCTTTCATTTTCTAATTTGATACACTCTTGCCAATGTTTTATGATTTTCTTGTGCTGTGGTTTGAAAAGTAAGATCTAATTTTAAACCTACTTTTTGTAATAAATTACAAATTTCGTTGTGATATATTTCTAATGGATCGGTTGATTTAGACTTATTTTCTTGTGGACCATATCCGTGTTCAATGAATATTTTACCATCATTTTTTATTTGATCTTTCCATGCAGTCAAACTTTTTTCTGGATCAAAAGAATGGTCCCAACTGTTAGAATAAACAATATCAAACATATTAAGCCATTCTTTATTTTCATTATGGAAGTCCCATTGTATAACATTTTTAAACTTTGTTGCTGTATCTGATATTTCTGTTCCTAAAATTTTAGCATTAGGATAGTGCTTTTGAAAGTAATCTAATTCTGCGGCATTTCTTACACCATGACACAAAATTGATTGTGCATCGGGCATGTAAGTTTTAATTTGTTTGATAGTCTTTTCATTAACCCAAACTCTTTTTAACTTTCTTTTATTTGCCTCAGTTTGAATTTCTTTGTACTGATCGTAGGATTCGTATTTGTATAACTTCATGTTGAATTTAATTCTGGCAGACGCTCTTCTCTTTTGATAACTGTGTAACCAACCCTGTGTATAAAATGATCGACTACTTTCCATTTTTGTTCTACATATGTAATATAGTGTGCTATCGTTTGGAAAAGTCCTTTAGCATTTTTAAAATTTGCTGTATCATGAAACACGATATACTTTTTTACATGGGGTGCGTGAAGTTTTAATTCTTTCATTAAGTGTTCAGGAGTATGTAAACTATCAATATGAAGTAAATCAACTTCACTCACACATGAAGGGCTAGTACTATCAATCACATCATATGAAAAATCTATGTTATTTTGCTGAGCGTAATTAACAAAATGCTGTTTATACGGATTAAAATATTTTGGCATTATGTCTATACCTGTTAATTTTTTTGGGTTTGTCAGCATCAACCCTGCTAAAGTGGCTCCTTGACATACTCCAATTTCTTTAATTGTTTCGGACTCTTGAGCACACTTAATTAAGGCATCATGATGAGCAATATACTCTATACCATGTGCACCTGATTGTTGTTTTTTAATTTCTGAATAAAATTCGTGAATATCTTTTACGTGTGAAATATCTGGTTTTATCATGTGTTCTTTCCGTGACTCATATTCAAGTTTGGTAGTTTGAAAGTAAAGTATTCAGGATCTATATATTGAATTTTTACATTCATTGTATTTATGAAATAATCGGATTGCTCCCATCCATTCTTAAACAAGTTATCTATCAATCTCTTAGCACCTTTTGGTGTAATACCATAAGCCGCGGTGCCGGGCATCATCAAAGAGCCTTTCAAATGATTAGGTTTGGTATAAGGAAGTGGGCTTTCTGTATATTCATGTAGTCCTAAATGTGTAGTTGGTGCACCTTTATTTTTTATCAAATGTTTAAAAACTTTTTGCTTCCACGCTGATGTGAAATTCATTATTAACAATTCATCAAATTGAATGTTGTCCCAAATTCTTACACAAAAACTGTCTTGTTCAATCACGGCGATTGGTTGATTTAAGTCTAAACATTTATGCCACAGTCTTACATGATTCATAAAACAAGATTTTTTTGTATGGAATAATTTTTGATTTTCGTGATAAAAATGATCAACTCTACTAGGGATAATTCTTGTAAAATTGTATTTTTCTTCATACTTTTTCAGTGTGTCGGGTGTTACGCCTTCAAATAGTTCAGCACTAAATTTATCTCTACAACTATCTAAACAAACATTTGCATATTCTTCAGATTTAGTATTTCCTTTTATATAAATTATAAATGATTTCATATTTTTTTTAACAATT